AGCCGCATCACGTCCATGTGCAATCTTTCCGTCCAGATTCACGCCATACACACGTGCCCCGTTACCGTTACGACGCTCCTTCACCTTGTTACCGTTCTGGTCATGGCCCATATCCTCCAGTACAAACACGTCATCCAATCCGGTATAGAACCCTTCCAATAACAAATTGGTCTGGAAATGACCAATATTCGCCGTCCAATCAATGGAACCGCTGATACTGTTCGAATGCTCAGGCTTCAGCCCTTCCGCCAACTTGATAAGCACGCCCTCACCTCCTACTGCCGTAACGTGCAAATCCTCATCGTATGCCTGCGGCGCACGGAAACCGGTAGACCAGGTAATACGTGCCTGTAGTTTGTCACTGGGCTTATAGAGCAGGTTCAGACGGGGGCTGAAGATGGGATTGTCAATCAGGTTATGGTCATCCAGACGGAACCCTACCAGGAATACAAACTGATTCATTTTCCATTCGTTCTGCACAAAAGCGCTGGCAATGCGCACATCCTGTTTCATATCACGGTGATAACCGGTCATAACATCGTGCAGGGAGTTGTTCTGATACTCCAGCCCGGCGGTAAAAGTAGCAGGAGAGAATAACTGTTACGGTCGGTATGCTGGATGGAAGAATAGAAAGAAAGCTTATGCTTGTATTCTTTCCAAAACAGATCATAACTCAATCCGCCACTATTGATGACGTGCTTGGTCTGTTCGGTGATATATGGGGGGTATTATTATTCTACCTACTTTGGCAAAAAAAATGTGCGCACTTTTAGCTAATGTTAATTAGTTGATTTACAAATAGTTGATTGGTTGTTTGTCACAGGAAGCATATAAATGAAGGCATAAAAAAAAGGAACAAATAAAGTGACATTTCGTTGCATTTGAGTGACATTTTGAACGAAATTCAAGAGAAAAAAGGCAGGATAAAGTGACATCCAACACTGAAAACAAAGGTTTTACACCGATTTCGGCACATTATCCATATAAAAATAGAAGCTGGCAAAGATTATAACACTACTTGGTTTTGTCACGCGTGACAAAGAGGGAAAATGTTAATTTCTGTGACAAAGTATAGTTTGATCACCGCAAATAACAGGGTGATATTATCCCGAATTGAAGCACACCTTCAATTTAGAGAAGTGTTTCTAAATGTTAATCGTCAATGTCTATATCTCCATCTTCAAATTTGAAGATCTTATCAGCCAATTCAAAAAAAGTTTCATAATATGGCTGCAAAATCTGATACAATTCTTTTTCTTTGTTTATTGCCTCCTTATATCTTAATAATAATTCCTTTTTAGTGATTAGTTTATTATGAAATAGAGCAAATGCTTCCTTTGTGCTATTAATTAACAAGTGTTTATCTTGTCCACTACATATTATTTCCAGAATCCAAAAATCATTTATAAAATTTTCAATTTCTTCTAATTGATATTTTTCTAGAATTTTTTTTGTGAATCTTTCGTGTAGAGCCTGCATTCTCTCTTTGTCATTTTGATATATTCCTTTTTCTATTCTATGGTCTTGATTTATCCTTTCCATAATTCTATTAATATCATTACCGTGTTTGTTTATATCAATTTGAGATATTTCCTTATACAAGAAATCTTCTATATTAATCTTAAACGCCTCTTTTATATTCATCACGACATTTAGATTTACCTCCCTTTTACCTCCTTCTATTGCAGATAGATTTGATTGTGTAAGTTTCAGTTTTTCAGCAAATTGAGATTGCGTAAGCCCAAGGGCAACTCTTAGTTCTTTAATTTTTTTATTCAGATTATCCATGTTAAAATAATATAATAATATTACACAATGATATAATATATACCATTTTGATATATATTTGTACTCGTAATCTTCATAACGAATTATGAGAATACACAAAAAACGGCTGTACGACCTTTTGCCGCACACCCACTATAAGCCATCCGTGGCAAAAATAGTACAACCGTTTTTAATTTCCTAATTGAGAGTGGATTTTTGAATAGCTTTTTAGTGACGTTTAAAGTTCATTCAAATTAAAAGGATATAACGAAAAAGTTCTTCCCTGCGCTGTTAAACGTCACCTTAGAGCAGCAACGGGAGGGGCTTTTTTTTATTAAAAGAATGACCGATGCTTATTTGACATATAGCCAGCTTGCAGCCATGGGGGTATCAGAGGAACTGATCCGCCAGTGGAAAACAAGGGATCGGGTTGATTTCCTGAAAGTCGGCAGCACTACCTATGTCAAATGGTCATCTGTTCCGGAGCGAACCCGTTCCAAGTATTCCCAGGAAGAAATCAACCGGATTTGTAACTCCTACATGTATGAGGAACAATCGAAAACCCTGTATAATAGCATCCGTTTTGGTATGCAGAATGCGTACGAGCGTGATTTCATACATTATCGCGGCATTTACATAGAACAGGGCTTTCCGCTTGATAAAGTCGTGGAATACTCAAGAGAACATGCCATGTGGGCTTTTCTTTTGGATACCTACTACCGTGAAAACGGTCAGAAACATCCGGTAGATGAAGCCATGAAAGCATACAACGAAATTCTCCCCGGAAAGAACTACAGCCGGGAAACTTTCCGCAAAAAGATCGCCAAAGCCCTTAAAGAAGGGATTCCCGGCATAATCATAAGAAAAAAAGGCAGTGGCCGTCCTAAGGAATTTGGCAAACAGTACGAATACATGATTTATCAGCTTGCCAGTGATTCAAAGGCGTTTAGTTGCGCTGATGTCTACCGGAAGGTATGCTCCATCTGTGAAGAGATGGGCATGAAATCCCCTAAGGAAAGAACGGTAAACAACATATTCAGAGGGGCTTTGCGTAATCCTGTGGTATATGGCCACCGCTATGGCGCGGACAAAATGCGGTATGACATGTTGAGTTATGCAAGCATCAAACGCGCTGAATATGCTAACGATCAGTGGCAGGTAGACGGTTGGACAATGCCGTTCTATTATCGTGATCCGGCAGACAAGCGTTTGAAAACCTTGTGCCTGTTTGCTGTCATGGATGCCCACAGTAAAAAGATCGTAGGTTATAGCATAAGCAGATCTGAGAATACGGAAACCATTCTTGACGGTCTGGAGGATGCGGTAAGAAAGACAGGTGAACTACCGTTTGAAATCGTATCGGATAACCATTCTTTCAACCAAACTAAAATTGCCGGGAACTTCAAGGAAGCCCTTGAAAGATCGGGAGTTACATGGACCGTTTCCTCAAATCCGAGATACAAGCAGGTCATTGAAAGAAGTTTCCGTACGTTTGGCGAATGCTACGCCAAGCAGCAATATGGATATACCGGACAGGGAATCAGAAGTATCAGCCCGGATGCCCGTATCTCTCAGGAACTTTTCGACAAGTATATGAAGGCCGGACACCTCCTGACCGAGGACCAGATCAAGGCTATCGCCATCTACTGTGTCGATATGTGGAATAATGGCGTGGGAAGCGAAGGCAAATCACCCAACCAGTTGTACGAAGAATCGGAACGTCCCAATTCCATCAAATTGGGAGACTGGAGAAGATGCTCACATTTCTTTGACCTGTTTATCCGTGATATGTCTGAAATCACCGTTAAGAACGGTCAACTCAACATTGTACGGGCAGGACGCAAATACGAGTACCAGCTTACTTCGGATCAGGCGTACAAGTTTAATAACAAGCCTGTTACAGTCAAATACATAGACCTGTCGGAAGGTGTCTACATGTATGATCCTTCCACCGGCGACCCTGTCGGATATGTGAAGTTAAAGGAAAAGGCTCACGGGGCTTTGGCCAACAGGACGGAAGAGGATGCGGCTATACTGGGTAAGGTCAGCAGTATCAATAAAGCATGGGTGAAGAAATGCCGTGAGAAACTCCTAAACCTTCGTGAAAGTGCCGATCCCAGACTGATCGAACTTGTCAACCAGCGGACGACACCGAAGGACGTAATACGGGATATGAGGGAAAACTCCATGTACGTCACCGAGTTTGCCCGTCTGGGTGGTAACATACAGACAACGCCCGATTTGCCTGTGTTCAATGAGGCATACGACACGGACAGGCTGTTGAGGGAAAAAGAGGAAAAGACAGCCTCCAGTCCTTTCGCATCAAACAAAAGGGAAAAGGTGGACCTGTCTTTCCTTGAAGAATAACTCTTTATAAATCAATTACAAAGAATTAAAATAAAACTCAATCATAAACGGTACAAAAGTATGAAAAAAGAAGAAATCAGAGAAATCATTAACGATTTTTGTAACGAGAAAGATCTTAGCAAGTCCGCATTCGCCAAAATGTGCGGTGTGAGTGACGGCACGCTCTCATTCATTGAAAACGGGCAATGGGAAAAGGTATCCGATGAAATGGCGCAGAAAATCAAGTCGTTCATAGACCGGAAGACGGGAGGTGACATCTACCAGAGCACGGACTTCGTTTCCATTTTCAAGGCCTGTGACGCCGCACGCAAGTTTCACCTTATGATCGGTGTACTGGCCGATACGGGCGTAGGGAAAACCACGGCCGTGCGCACTTATGCCAGACAGAAGAACGTTTTCTATGTGTCGTTCTGCAAGTCTGTCAAGGCGAACCAGTTCTTTGCCGATCTGTTGCGCGAGCTGGGTGTGTCGTTTGAAGGTCCGCTGAATGCGAAGATCAACCGGGTGGCGGAGGAACTGAACAAGAAGGACCATCCCCTATTGATCATAGACGAAGCCGGAAAGATCACCCATCCTATCATGCTTTATTTGCAGGAACTACGGGATAAGACCTCATCAAATTGCGGCATCATCCTTGCCGGAATGCCTTATTTCAAAGCCAACTTGCAGAAGTTTGCAGACCGACAGAAGGAAGGGTATGCGGAGTTCCTAAGACGTATCAACCTGTGGCACAAATGTTTGGGGCTGAAACCTGACGAAGTGACCGAGATATGCCGGATAAACGGTGTGACCGACAAGGATAAGATAAAGGAGTTCAGGACTTTAAAACGGTTCGGAGACCTTATGAACGGGATTTATCTGTATAAAGTAATGAACGGAGGGCTATAAGCATGGACAACCTGAACAAATACACAAAAATTGCCCTGTGGGCGGTTGCGGCCTTCATCCTTCTGGGTGTGGCCGGACGGTGTGACCGTGACGAGCAGGTCATTTACAATATGCCGGATATTGTGTACCATTCCATCAAGAAGGAACTGGGTAACCCGTCCGACAGCCGGATCGTTGATGAATATTTGAGGAACCGCGCCCACTGGGAGGCTTTAAATCAGTAGGGGTATGGCACGTGAAAGACTGACGGACAAACTGTTGCGGCTGACCGATGAGAATGCAAGGTTGAAAGCCGAAGTGGAAAAGTGGGAAGCGGCCTACAATAATGAGAAAAACAACCTTATGTGGTATGACAAGTTATTGAAGGAGCAGACAGACCGCTATTCGGAATCTCGTGACGAATATTGGAAACTCCATGATAAATATTGGAAAGAGAACAAAGATGCCTTTGATTTAGAGCTGGCATTTATCAGATACCACGCTTATGCGGCGTATAACCTATGGTGGCTTTTCCGTGAATGTGGTGAAAATGTGGATATAAAAGAAATATGGCTCGGAAAGAACGACCGTGACATCATGATCAAACATTTTCCCCTTTCAAAGATGGAGGAAAACCTGGCCGAATGGGAAAAATGCTGGAAGGAGAAATATGGTCCGGACATGCCTTCCGGCGACCCGGTTAAAGATGATTTAAACGACATTTGGGAATCGTTTAAGAACGTTTCAAACGGTGATAAATAACCCTTTAAACGGCAAGTATTATGGCAAAGATAATTTTGGAATCAAACTTTAAAAAGAAGGAACTGGTAGAATCACTGGACCGTGTTCTGTTCAATCATATTTTGAGATGTATGGAGCTTAATCAATCTGACGATGAAGATGTAAACGATACATTGATAATCAAAGACTTACTATTAAATCTCACAAAAATAAAGGGGGAAGAATAATGGAGTACAAATATGACTTTACCGAACTGAATGATATGCTGAATTTTCATTCACCGCAAGAAATAGCGGCAAAACTGGACCGTATGGCGGTCTTTATGACAAGGTGCTACTTATCGTTAAGCGATGACGAAAGACACATGTTTCTTTCTGATTTATCGAAACATATAGAGTTTCTTGACGGATTGAGTTACGATTTAAGGAGTATCACCCCTGTAAAATAACAGTATTATGGCAACAAGGATAATCAGCAAGGCCCAGATAACCAAGATACAGACCATGTTGTCCCGGCTTGGTTTCAGTGCGGAGGACAGGAGCGAACTTATATCCACCCTGACGCATAATAGGACGTCCAGCACGAAAGATCTCACCTCAAAGGAGGCTACCTACCTAATAAACTATTTAAATGGCAGAATAAGCCCTAAAAGCGTTCAGGAACAGCAGGAATATCAGGAGCAGTGCAAAAATGAGGTTGCGGCCATATACAGGCTGTCTTATATGGTTGGCATGAGCTACGGCGACACATGGGAGGACAAGATGATGAACATCGCCAAGATAAACAGGTTCTGCCGGGAAAGGGGCACGGTGAAGAAGAATATAACGGAAATGACCCTGCCGGAGCTTAAAAGGACGAGGACACAGTTTGAGGCCATGTTAAACAACAACGCGGAGAATGCGGTTAAGAAACTGATTGATAAAACATTAAAAACAAACAAACATGAAGAATTTATTCAATAATTCCGGAAATTTCGGCAGCTATATAGTCAATAAAGACCGATCTGTTTCCATTCTGTTGTATGGAGACATAGGGGAGAATGCCGGGGTGAGTTCCGAAATGATAGTGGCAAGGCTGATGGAGCTTTCCAAAACATATCCGCACATAGACGTGCGGATCAATTCAAACGGCGGGGACGTGTTTTCCGGCTTTGCCATCTACAATGCGCTGAAAAGCAGCAGTACGGACATTACAATCCATGTAGACGGACTGGCGGCCAGCATAGCCGGGGCGATAGCCTTATGCGGCAAGCCTGTATACATGAGCCGTAACGCCCGTTTGATGCTTCACGGGGTGTCTGTCGGCATGTACGGTAACAAACAGGAGTTTGAAAGGGTTCTTGTCCAGATACACAGTCTGGAAGGGTCACTGGCCAATATGCTCTCATCCCGTCTGAAGATGTCCGAGGAAGAGATAAAATCCCGTTTCTTTGACGGGGCTGACCATTGGTTCACCGCGGAAGAAGCCTTGCAGCAGGGGCTTATAGACGGTATAAGTGAACCATGGGAGGAACTTAAAGGACTGGAAGTCAACAACAAGAACCCACAGGAAATTTATTCAATGTATTATAATCATTTTGTAAGTATGAATACCACACCCGATTTTTTCAACAAGGTAAAGGAGATCCCTTTTTTTTCTTCCATGAATGAGGCCGAGATTTTGGACTGCCTTGCCGTTTTTGCCCGACAGGGGATAACAAACGTATCCGCCAGAGCGGCCCTTCAATTTGCTTGCAAACGCGGCTTCATTACAGAGGATGAACGCGAGAACATGTATTCTGTTTTGGGCGGTGATCCCATTAAAACAGCACAATATATCAAGGTAAAAGAGGATATATATAACAAAAACTTCCATGATAAATATGTGGCATATATGAATGAGCAGACATCTTATCCCATTGGAAGGCTTATCCCGGCCTTCATATATGATAAGGAACTGGAGGATCTGGCCAGACATGATTTTAAGGCGTTCAAAAAGCTGGTTGAAAGATGTCCTAAAGGCAAGTTTATTGAGGACATTTTGGATCTTGATGACAGTAAAAACAATGATGACATCCGTAATGACCGCAGCAGGTGGGGGCTGAATGAATACAGACGATATGCGCCGGAAGAACTTTTACGGGACCCCTTCCTGTATAATCGTCTGAAAGAAGAGGAGAAGGAAAAGAATAAAACAAACTATTAATAATTAACAGATTATGGCAACATTAGAAAAAGAGATTTGGGTTAACCAATTGATGGAGAATTTCTATCCGGACAGTTCGTTTTTGAAATACGCAAGAGATTTTTCCGCTTCGGTGGACTATAACGCCATCAATATGGCGGAAGCCGGTGCAGATCCCAAGGTGCTTATAAACAACACCACCTATCCGATCAAGATCACACAACGGGTAGACACGCCCTTGCGTATCGAACTGGATAAGTTTGAAACTGAAAATACGCTGGTCAGAAGACCGGAAGCAATAGAATACAGTTACGACCAGTTGGAAAGCGTCCTGATGGGGCATCGTAATACGCTGAGGGCCAAAACGGCAATGAAAGCCGCACATGCTTACGCACCACAGGAGGACAGCACTTATACACCTGTTATACAGACCACAGGTACGGCCGTAAACGGAAGAAAACGTTTGCAGATAGACGATATCCTGTTGCTCAAGGAACGTTACGATAACGCCATGATTCCTTTGGAAGGCAGATATCTGGTGTTGAACCCTAGCCATGTGACCGACCTTATCCTGTTTGACGCAAAGAATCTGGGCAACCTTACCGACCTTCAGAACGGGAAACCCAAACGTTTTGCCGGGTTCAATATCCTGCAAACATCCATCACGCCGGAGTATAATTCATCATTGCAGAAGATCGCTTTCGATGATGATGAAGAGGGTAGCTTTTGCTCCTTCTCCTTCCATTCCGATGAAGTAATGAAAGCAGACGGGGATGTATTTATATATGCAAGGGAAAACGACCCGGAAGAACGCGGTACTATTGTAGGTTTTGACAAGCGTTTCATTGCCCTGCCCATAAGAAACAAGGGTATTGGTGCGATAGTCAGCGCTTCGGCTGTTTAATAATTGAAATTTATTCATACCGTGTATTAATGTTATCCTCCGGCTGTTGTGAAATACCCGGAGGATTTATTTTACCGTCATAAAGTTGCATGATAAAAACAGAATGAATGTATCATCTTGTTTTTAAGGCTTTTCATGCAAGTTTTTGCATTATTATGATTATCTTTGATTTTAAGAAATTCTATTTATATGAAAAGAGGTAGAAGTCAGGATTTAATAAAGAAACGTGACGCAAAGCTGTTACAAAGATATTACTATTGGACCGAGATCAAACGGTTGCGCTTCGATGATGCTTTAAAAATTCTTTCAGAGGAGGAATTTTTTATCAGTGTAGATCGCATTATGGCTATTGTAAGAAACAATTGTGACAGGCTGGAAAATGTGTCTGTTGAGCCTGTACCCAGAGTGAGAACGCCTAAACTGGGAGTTTCTCATTTTCCTTTGTCTGCAAAATAA